GTCAGTGTCTCGCCACTAATGTCAGGTTTGATGTTAGAGATCTCAGAAGAGCGCTATTCAGACGACTTCACAAAATCATATGAGTTCCTAGATCAAAACTTTGAGCTTGTGTCTAATATTATCGCACAGTATGGATTCTCTATTGATAGGAACATTCCTTGGAGACTTGTAGCAGACCTACGAAGCCCAGCTATGCAAGAGTATATGTATGGCGTACCTATTGAAGAGTTCGAAGACTCCTATCCTGATCCGCTTCCTTGTGATCCTACGCTCTTGGATCAGGAGTTGGCTCCTATGGCTTTCGGTTATTCACAGGTACCAGGGATGGAAAGTGTCAAGCGCCGCATCGCTGTTCATTATGACAGCGAGGGAAACCCACAGCCAGGCTACCAAGAGTATCAAGCAGTTCGAGACGCTTCCTCGCAAGAAGAAGTCTTCCAGATTCTTTTTGAGACATCTTATGACGAAACCTGGAAAACTGATGCTGACCTTTTACAGAAGTACATCATCGGTTTTTATAATACTTACGTTAGCTCTGCTCCAACAGTCACTGTCAGAGAAGAGTATGTCCAAGTTGACTGCATTCCTAACTCTGAAGTAATCACTCGAAACCAGATCACTGAAGAAGAGTTTGAAGCTACATTCGGCGATCGCTGGAAACTAAAAACATTTTACCTCTCCAGACTAACAGAGCGTGACCCTGAGCGAACATCAAGGATAAGAAGAAGAGAGATCCAACAGTTGATGAACGTCTATAACCTAAGTCTAGAGAATCAATATATGAGAGCACTCCGATACGCACAGGAAGAATATATTGGACCCTATGATACCGATCCTTTAACATTGAGAACAGTCGGGGATATAATTGGCGCTGAAGAGGAAACAAATGATCTTCCAAACACTAGACGACAAAACCGAGTGCGTAGGAATCTATACCCATAATCAGCTACTGTTTGACCTAGAACAGTTCCCAGACGATCTAACAATGACTTGGAAGTACGCTCCGTACTTACGTGATCTCGATGTAGATTATGTGTCGTTGTATCTGGAAGGCGGCAAGATTAGTGATAGCATTCCAGAGTATCTACAAGATGACTGGGAAGATGTCTCTAAGAAGATTCAGGCATTCAAGAGGTCCTTGGCTATCTCACAGGTCAACACCTACGACAACTGCTTTTTTGATCTGGTTCCCGAAAGGTTCTTGATGGACTTTTGCGAGGTAAAAAATAAAATATGTGAACACATCGTGAAGACCATTGAAAAGCCTGATCGATATGAGTTCTATAAGCACGTCTCTATGATGCTGGGAGACATCGCAACAAGAAGGGTCAAGATCGATCCAAAGCTTGTCAAGTCCTATATGACCTCTCCTAAGCTAAAGAATCAAGCAAAGATGATCCTGGACAACAAACCATACGTTGACTACAATCAGTTCGGGACAAAAACAGGCAGACTCACAACCAAGAAGGGGTCATTTCCCATCTTGACGCTCAATAAAGACTTCCGATCAGCGATTCTACCTCAGAATGATTACTTCATTGAGCTAGACTTCAATGGAGCAGAGGTCAGAACGCTGTTGGGGCTTCTCGGCAAGCCACAACCAGAAGAAGATGTCCACGATTTTCACTTAGAAAACGTTTTTACAAACATCAGCACCAGAAATGACGCAAAAGTGGCGTTTTTTGCTTGGCTTTATGGGTCAAAGACGGCTGTAAGCCAGAAAGATATGCAAAAACTGGCTAGTTTCTACGAAAAGGACCGACTACTCGAAGAATATTGGGATGGCAACACAGTTAGAACGCCATTTAGGAAGCAAATAGCCGATACAAGCGAACATCACGCTCTGAACTACTTGGTTCAATCTACTGCGGCAGAACTGACGCTAAAGCAGGCTCTAAAGCTAGAGTATTTGCTCCGTACTCGCTCTGCTAGTTCGAACATCGCTTTCTTGATCCACGATGCCGTCGTTCTTGATATGAAAAAAGAGGATGAGAACCTAATTAAACCATTGATAGCCCTTATGAGTTCAACAAACTTTGGGACTTTCAAGGTAAACATAAAAAGAGGTAAAACTCTGGGTTCTATGAAGGATATGCACATTGGATAAGGTCATTGGACTAGGTAAACTTGGTTGCGCTGTTGTCGAGCACCTCACTGCATACCCAGAATATAGAATATACAAGATAGATTCAGAAATTGATGAGCGTGGTAGCCTTTCCATTGGGGAATACTCAGGGATGGATGACTACGAGCGTATGCTGGATCAGGATTCAGTTGCTGTTTATCTGCGCTCTATTAAGAAAAAGGATGAGATCCTTCTAGTTCTTGAAGGCGGCGACCCTGTTTCTGGGGCAACATTAAAAATACTGGAAACAATCAAAGACTCCAAGTTAAATGTTCTTTATATTGTTCCCGACAGGTTGATGTGTTCAGAGATCCAGCGTCGTGATGATAAGATCGCTTTTAATGTCTTACAAGAGTACGCTCGAAGCGGTGTGTTTGAGAAGATCTTCCTTGTTCATCGCCAAGCAGTTGATAACCTCGTCGGTGACGTACCCATTCAGGAATATGAGAACAGCGTTTCCTATTTCATTTCGTATGTCGTAGCGATGATTAACTTCTTTGATCATACTGAACCTATTCTTGCCAACAAGATAGAGCCTCACAACATTGCAAGGCTTGCCACTTTCGGCGTCTCGTCACTTGATGAAGATGAGAGCGACATTAAGCTTTTATATCCGATCGAAGAGACAAGAGACATTCACTTCTTTTACGGCATCCCAGAAGCAGATCTAGACGAAGATCCCTCTTTGACGAACAAAATCAAGAAGCACGTCAAGAGTTATAAAGAAGAGGATGTCTCAACAAGCTTTTCAGTTTATTCAACAAACTTTGAGAACCATATGGTTTTGTGTACAGCATATTCCTCGAAGATTCAGCCAGTTTTGGATACTATTTAGTATAGGGGTTTTACTCGGCTGGGAAACTAGTTATAGAACACATTTGAGGAAAACATTTTAATGAAACAAGAAAGAGGTGTACTACTAGCGTCCTTCATCAAAGCAGAAAGTGAAGAGGCAGTTCTTGAGGAAGTAGAGTTCATCGCTTCCAATATCGATTTGACAAATAAGTTCATCTTCTTGTTAGAAGACAAAGAAGATCCAACAAACAAGATTTTGTCCTACAACGCAACCGTTGCTAAAAACAGAGTATACAACCCACGATTGTACACAATCCGTGTTCACCGCAAAAAGCAAACCAACACTTTGTACACCATTAACGCTCTCAACAAAGCAGTCGCTCTTGAGCACGATGGGCAAACAGGAAAGCACCTGAAGCTAGACTGGGAACAGTACAGAGACAGCATCCTTTTGACCGCTGGCAAAGATCTACGAGTTCACAGCGTAACCGTAGCTAAGATCTTCCAAGTAGAAGACGAACCCGCTGAAGACGATCAGTAAGTCTAAGCCGTTCTTTTCTTAACGGAATCAAAAAAACAACCTTAAAAGCTTTACACGTCCTGAACGTGTGCTACTATATGTTCAAGGTCAACTAACCAGTAAAGGAGAAAAACATGGGTATTGACTTGAGTAAGATGCGGCAGAAGCACGCTGCCTTGACTAACAAGGGTGGAGACACCAATGACTTTTTCTGGAAACCAGAAGAGGGAACACACCAAGTTCGCCTTGTTTGCCCTGAGAGCGGAGATCCTTTCTTTGAGGCATACTACCACTACGCAATGGGCGCTGAAGGTCGCACGACCGTTTTGAGCCCACGCACTTTTGGGGATGATGACCCAATCGCAGAGTGGGGCACAAAGCTCTGGAACGAGGGCACCGACAGTTCAAAGGAAGCAGCCAAGCGCTTCTGGCCTAAGATGCGAGTATTCGCTCCTGTCGTCGTCCGAGGTGAAGAGGACAAGGGTGTTCGCTGGTGGGGCTTTTCCCGCACCACCTACCAAGCACTGCTTGATGTAGTTCTTGATCCAGAGTACGGTGACATCACCGACCCAGATAAGGGCACTGACCTTCGTATTGACTACGGCAAGAAGCAGGGACAATCATTCCCAACTACCGATATCCGTCCAATGCGTCGCACCAGCGTCCTCGCTGAAAGTGAAGAGCAAGTCAACACTCTTCTACAGTCGCTACCAGCAGTTGAGACTGTCTTCGAGCGCACTACATTCGAGCAGTGCGAAAAGGTCCTAGCTGAGACCTTGGGTGACACCGAAGACACGTCGGAAGGTAACGAAACTACTCGTTACAACAACAGCACTGCTGCCGCAACCACCACGACTCAAAGCAAAGATAGTGGTCTTGAGGCTGTGACTGACATCAACGCAGCGTTTGATGACTTGCTGTCATAGTTGACCGGCACCCGCAGGGAGGCACGGGGTACAGGTGCCTCTCCACTTTTGGAGATAAAATGGCTAAAGACAAAAACACCCTTGCTAGCTCACTTCGCAATGAGCTAAACAAGGCAGCAAAAGAAAACATTGCGTTTGACTTGCACGGTGATAACCCAACCGATGTGAAGACTTGGATTTCCACAGGTTCAACATTGCTTGATTATGTTATTTCTAACCGCCGAGATGGCGGTATTCCTGTAGGCAAGCTCACAACCATTGCTGGGGAATCAGCCAGTGGTAAAAGTCTTTTGGTCACTCAGATTCTAGCCAACACACAAAAGATGGGCGGTCTAGCAGTTTACATCGACACAGAGAACGCTGCTTCACCAGACTTTATGGCACAACTAGGCTTGGACAC